AGGTTCAATAACAATAACTGATGGAAGTAATGGAAATATCACCATTGCACCAAATGGTTCAGGAAATATTGTACTTGACGCATTAACTTTTCCAAATGCTGATGGATCAGCTAATCAAGTTTTAAAAACAGACGGTTCAGGTGCTTTATCTTTTACCGATCCTGGCGGTGGAGCTATGAATTTGATTAGTACAACAAATATAAGCGACGCTGCAACAGTTTCTATTACTGGTATGGACAGCACTTATAAGCATTACAAAATGATCCTTACTCAACTACACCCAGCAAATGATGGTGTTGATTTACAAGGCAGAGCAATTGTAGGTGGGTCTGCTCACACGGGTTCTTCTTCATATTTTAGTATAGTAGAGCATTCAAGAACTGGAAATGCTAGTGCTGAATTTGATAATCAAGAATCAAAATCTTTTTGGAACTTTAATCATTCAAGCGAAAATATTGGAAACGCTAATTCAGATTGTGTAAATGTAATTATTGATATATTTAATCCATCAGATACGACTTTTGAAAAACTAATTAGAACAGAAATTAATTACACTCATGCTGCTGTTCATGAGCAGTTTTCAAGAGGATATGGAATCAACACATTAAGATTAACTTCTGCTTTTACTGGAATACAATTTTTCTTTGATAGCGGGAACATTGCGACTGGGACTATAAAATTATACGGATTATCGTAGGAGAAAAAATGAAGAAACAAATTAATAACACTATTATAGACATGACCCCAGCAGAGATTTCTGCAAGAGAAGAACATGAAAGAGAAATGAATGATGCAAAATTTGGAAAAAGATTAGCTGGTTTTAGAATTAAAAGAAATATTTTACTTCAAGAATGTGATTGGACAGATTTACCAAACGCACCATTAACAGATGAAAAAAAACAAGAATGGCTTGATTATAGACAATCGCTTAGAGATGCAACAGAAGGATTAACAACTGTTAATGAAATCAATTCTTACGAGTTTCCAACAAAACCATAATGAATTTTTTAAAATAACCTTAAGTTATAATTATGAAATTATCAGCTAATTTTACATTATCAGAACTTACTAAATCACAAACAGCAGTAAGAAAAGGAATACCAAACAATCCAAACGAAGATCAAATAGATAATCTTAAATTATTATGTCAAAATATTTTACAACCAATCAGATCAGAATTTGAAAAACCTATTTTAGTATCAAGTGGTTTTAGAACTGCTGAATTATGTATTGCTATTGGTAGCAGCATAAATAGCCAACATGCAAAAGGAGAAGCTGCTGATTTTGAAATATGGGGTATGGATAACAAAGAACTTGCATGGTGGATTAAAAACAATCTTGAATATGATCAATTAATACTTGAATTTTATAAAGAAGGTGAACCCAATAGTGGTTGGATTCATTGCTCATACAAATCTTCAGATAGACGTAATTCTAATTTAATTGCTTATAAAGATGAAAATGGTAAAACAAAGTATAAACCATTTTAGGAGAAACAATGGCACTAACTAAGAAACAAAAAAAACTTCCGATGGCTTTACAAAAAGCTATTTTGAAGAAACAAAAACAAACCAAAAAAAAGAGGAGAAAATAATGCCTGGACATTACGGTGGCGGAATGATGAAGCCAAAGAAAAAAAAGAAGAAAAAAAGAAAAGGTAAAAAAAGAAAATAATGGTTAAGGTCGCATCAATAAAGAATATTATTAAAGACCTGACACCGAGACAACAAAAGACCATGCGATCTCATGCTAGACACCATAGTCTTAAACACATGAGATCAATGGCAAGATTAATGAGTGGTGCTGGTGGAAGAAGAAAAAGAACATTTGCACAAGCACATACGATTGCAATGAGGAGAGTAGGAAAGTGATTGGATTTACTACATCAACAACTTTAAGAGAAATGATTAATAAATTTTCTATGAAAAAAAGGAGAAGAAGAAGTGGCAAGAAAAAGAAAAAGAAGAAAAGTACCAAAAGATAAAGACTCAGGACTCCCAAAAAAATATTTATCAGGACTTAAAGGTGCAAAAAGATCAAGACGAGCAAGTCTTATCAAATCTGTTTCTTCTATTTATAGATCAGGTGGTTTCATACCAAGAGACCTATTAAGAAGGAGAACAAAAGCATAATGGCATCAAAATTTAGACGACCTCTATCATCTGCTGTAAAATCTACTTTAAGACGTAAAGCAAAAACAAGAAAAAACATTACTTATGGAACTTTAGTAAAAGTATATCGTAGAGGACAAGGTGCTTTTTTAAGTGCAGGTTCTCGCAGAGTTTCAATGGCAGCGTGGAGCATGGGTAGGGTTAATAGTTTTTTAAGAGGGTCAAGAAAACATGATCTTGATTTAAGAAGAAAAAGTCGTAAAAGAAAATAATGAGAACTAAATCACAAAATAACAGAGAAGAAATTATAAAACTTCACGGAGAACTAAAACTTTTAAAAAAGGATATTTCGGTTCTAAGAGATAATCACATTTATCACTTATCACTAAGAGTTGGCAGAACAGAAAAAGTATTATGGAGCTGCACTCTCATAGCAATCACTCATCTTATATTTGCATTGTTGCAATAAATTCTAAAACAACTTATAAGATAATTATGAAGCGAATACTCGTAATTAGTGATTTACATTTTCCTTATTCAAGAGTCGATGCTCTTGATTTTTTAAAAGCAATCAAAAAAGAATACAAACCACAACTTGTAATAAACATAGGTGATGAAATAGATTGTCATGCTTTATCATTTCATGATCACGACCCTGATTTAGCAAGTGCAGGAGATGAGCTTAAAATGGCAAAAGAAAAAATCAAAGAACTTGAAAGCATCTTCCCACAAATGATTTTATTAGATTCAAATCATTCAAGTTTAGTTTATCGTAGAAGCAAAAAATATGGGATACCCAAAGCATATATAAGAGATTATAATGATTTTCTTGGTGTAAGTAATAAATGGAAATGGTTAGATAATTTAACAATCACATTACCTAATAAACAAAGATGTTTATTTACACATGGTATTTCAGCAGATGTCGCAAAAGTTAGCCAAATAAATTCTCAATGTGTAGTGCAAGGACATTTTCATAGTAAGTTTAAAATAGAATATTGGGCAAATAGTGACGGTCTTATGTGGGGTATGCAAGTTGGTTGTTTAATACAACAATCACACATGGCATTTCGATACTCTCGCAACTTCAAAACTAAGTTTATAATGGGTTGTGGTATGGTTATTGATTCACAACCTAAACTAATACCTTGTGTTCTTGATAAAAAGGGATTATGGATAAAAAGATTGGTATGACCGATAAAAAATACCCTTTAAATGGCAAAATTAAGCGTTTTAAGCGTGGTTCAGCACTAGATAAGCAAATAGGTGGGGAACATTACAAGAACGCAAAAATAGACGTTATAGAGCTAATTTTAGCACATAAATTAGATTTCATAGACGGAAATATTGTAAAATATGCAGTAAGAAAAAAAAACTTTGAATCTGATAGAGAGAGATATGAAAAAATCAAGCATTATGCAGAACTGGCATTAGAATTAAAATGTGGATCAATGCAATAAAATTAGCAGCACAAGCTGGAAGCCATATTTATAAAAAAAGGCAACAAACTAAAATGCTTATGGCAGACGCACAAATGCGTCATGCTGAAAAAATGGCAAATGGTGAAGCTGAATATCAAGGTAAATTATTAGAAGCTAGACAATCAGATTGGAAAGATGAATTTGTTTTAATTATACTTACTATACCAATTTTAGTTTTAGCTTGGGCAGTTATAAGCGATGATCCTGAAGCAATGGATAAAGTAAAACTCTTTTTTGAATATTTTTCCACACTTCCGACATGGTTCACTAATTTATGGATTCTTGTTGTAGCTAGTATTTTTGGTATCAAAGGAACACAGATATTCCGTAATGGAAAAAAGTAATTATATATTAGATAAATTGTGTTAATAATGAAATATGAAAGAATACATAATTTGCGAGACAGATTTTTTTATAGAGAGTCCTAACGAAGAAGTAGGAAGAATTATATCTTTAATATATATGGACATATTTTCTACTTTTGAGGAGAGCAAAAAACATATTGAACAATTTGAATCTCATGGTTTAAAAGTTGTAGATTATGAGGTAAAGTTTCGACCATTAAAAAGTCATGAAGATTCAGACCACACAAAATTTACTAAGCACTAAATATATTTTTTTAAAATAAACAAAGCTATCAACCACATAAGGGAAAAAGACATTGCTTGTTGCAAATCCCATACAACGTCATTATCTAAATACATTAAAATATTAATACCAATAACAGAACTAAAATAAAGCATGATATGATCCAACATTTGTATTGATTATAAATATTCGATATTTTTTTCAATATTTTATTTGTATTCAATGGGTATCCAAAAATAATCATTTATCCCTACCTTGTAGTTGTAGCTCTCTTTTAAGCTCACTTTGAAGCAAAGTAATCTCAGTATTTTTATTATAATAATCTGTCTTGGCTTGTAGATAAAGTTTATCAGCATTTATATTTTTTGATTTTTGTTGCAGCCATCTTGGATCAGTAATAATTAAGTTTTCTAATTCTTTAACAGTTGCTTTCATATTTGTTTTTTTTATTTCAAAATATAAACTGGCTTGAAGTGTTTTCATATTCTTTTCTTCTTCCAATAATATTCCGTAATAATGATTCATCAAATCACTTTTTTTATTCAAATCAGATATGAGGTTTCTTGTGTTAAAATATAAATAATCTTCTTTGTGTTTCATGTTATATCCTAGAAATCTAGATCATCATCAAGTTCATGTATTTTTTTATGATCTTGATAATTAACTGGTTGAGAATTTTCTGGTGCTGCTGGTTGAGCTTCTGTCATTTGTGTTGGTGTGTATTGTGGCATTGATTGAGATATTGGTTTCATGCCGTCAAAACTTCTTTTGTAATTATTTTTCACAAAATAATATATGAATTTTCTTTGCTTTGTGGCATTTCCATACTTTGGCATCTCATCACTTTCAACATCAACAGAACCAAGTTTAAGTTCACAACCTTGATTAAATTTTTCTTGAACGTGTTTTTCATTTAACCAATTACCAAATTGACTTATAAAATATTTTTTTTTGGTAAAAGTATCTCTATATGAAGTTTTGCTTGATGCTTGATATTCAAACTTTGGTGGCTTTTTACCAGTTTCGTTTAAATATACTTCTAAACCTATAAAAGGTTCTTTTTTGTTATTGTACATTTGCTCTCCTTTTCGCTAGTTGTTTTTTCCATTCTTTTGTTCTACTTGCAAAATCAGCTTCAATTTTATCCAAGTATTGACAAGCTCTGAATGCTTTTAGATATTTATTACTTATTTTAAAATATCTAATTTCAACATCTTTACTTGGTTCTTTTGGCACATTTATTATTGCAAGTTTTGATATTTTCATATTTGTTGAATCCTCAAATAATTTTTTGTAGGTATGTTCTTGTATAACATAATCAACATAATAATCTTTTGAAGTTTTGAAATCCATCAAAGCATATAATGGTTTGTCATTCTCTGTCCAAGTATCTTTAGTTACAACTAAATCGCAAGTTCCTGCACTATCAAGCTGTTTTGAATAGATTGTCTTTTCAGATTCAATAACTTTAAAAGATTGTTTGTCCCAAAACATTTTAAATTTTTCAAACATTGTTTTAAGAGGTTCTGTTTGTGGTGTAACTACTTCTTTACCAGTTATATAATCACTTGCTATTAAATGAAAGTTTGTACCGATATTAGCTGCATCTGATTCTATCTCTTTTGTTCTAGCTTTTACCGCATCTTCTAATTGTTGAATCATATCAACTGGTTGTCCTTGTTTTTTTAATGTTTGTCTCAATGCTTCAAAAACTACATTTTGTTTCCAGAACATAAGACCACCACCAGCAAATCTTTTGCCTATGGTTGATGTAACACCTTTTTTTGGTTCTCCATTAACTTTGTATCTTTGATACTTTGCCTTTGGATCAAACTCAATAAGATTATTGTGTATATCTGTTGTTTTTGTAATTGACATTATTTTCTCCTTTGTTTTGTTTAAAGTATTTGAATATATGTTTTTCGTCTATATCAAGATATTGACATATACTCATGATGTTGAAACTAGGTGTTTGATTGACACCTCTTTCATATTTTTGGATTTGTTGGAACGTTACGTTTAAATGATCTGCAATTTGTTTTTGAGTTTTCTTCTTAACTAATCTTGCAAATTTTAATCTATTACCAACAATTCTATAATACATTATTTTTCTTTTAGCTTGGCTAGAAACAGAATATTCATGTAATAATTCTGTCAATTTATTTTCTAACCATTTAATTGTTTGTTTTTTATACATATAGTTTTTTCTCCTTTTCGCTTATTTTGTTAAATTCAATCTTCCAACATTTCACACATAAAAAGAAATTATTGTACATTGAAGTAAAGTTACAATATGCAACTCTTTTATGTTCTAATTGACATCGGCTACAATAAAGTTTGTTCATAAGGGTATATCTTTTCCGTTAAATTCAGTAGGATCATAATCGTAACCATAATTTTTTTTAAAAATTTTCTTTTGTTTCTCAAAATAGTTTTGTAGTTCTTTTAAAGTCATACTTTTCAAACCAATTTCAGCTAATTCATAAAGTGAACTACTATCAAATTCGCTGTTATGAAAACTATTATCCCATGATGAATTTATAATATTGAAAATATCATCAATTAGTTTTTGCTTAACCGCTTCATAGTCAAATTGTGAATCTGGAAGTTTTAATATTTTACGTTGTTGCATATTAATCTAAAGTAGAATGTCCACGTCCTTTAAGACAATTTCTTTTAATTTTTTTTGCTTTTAACTCATCAGCTTTGATTAAACCGATTGTTGCTATTTCAATATATTTCTTCCAGGCAAATTTAGAATAATCATAAGTAAGATTGACATTTTCTTTTACAATCTGATTACAGATAATTCTATCGTTAGTTAATTCTTCTGCGTTGGATTTATCAAAAGTTCCAGATCTTCCTTTTGTATCTACGACAATGCTTGGAACACAAGCATTCAGTAAAGACAATAATATCCCTAACCTTAATATCCTTTTTATCATTTGTTCTCCTTTTTTTTATATTACGTTTATTTTCTCGATACCAATTTTATAAGCTATATTTTGTTTTTGCTCTTTAAGCTTTTTCAACTTATTCTTCAAAATATTCTCCTTTTCTATCAACTTGAAGTATCGTTGATTTTGGTTTCGAGATTTTATGGTGTTTAGTTGCATAAACATCTCCTATTTTATGTATTTGATTTAACGTACATTTTGGATGGAAGTACACACCAAAATTCTTTTCTAGTTCTTTACTAATATTTAAATTTTTTGCTTTACCTTTGAATATCAGCATTAGATTTTCTCCTTCTTGGCTCAAAGTCTTTAATAACATAGTCAAAATTTACTTTTGAATAATCAACAGAGCATTTTATATTTATTTTTTTGAAAGCAGATAATAAATCTTTATCTACATTTTTTTGTTCAATATGTTGTTTTAATATTTCAACTACTTCAAAACATTCTTCGGTAGTTAATGTTATTTTATGTTTCATTATTTATCTCCCTTCAAATTTTTAAAACAACCTAGTTTTTCCATAGAATTATAAATATTCTCAAAATTATTTAAGAACTCTTTAAATTCTTTGCTTTGAAGACCTCTCATAAGTTTCTGATCTTCCAAATAATGTTTTAGATTATTACTTTTATTTTTTATTTTCATTTTTTTCTCCTTTGTTTTTTTAAACATAAAACAAAACTATCAGGTGAGTAAATTAAATGCAAGTATTCAGTTGTACTTTTATTTTTAAAAAAACCTTATTTTTCAATGATTTATTATAAAATATGCAATTATTAGTAGAAGTATTGATATTAGATACTAAATATTGTATTGATTCGCAAAGATCC